ATAACATCAGGACAAGGCATAGGGTCAATAATGACAGGCGGCATAGGGTCAACAGCAAGATAATCGCATTCACTCGGACAAGCAATATTTTCTCCATTACTTTGTCTTTCAAAGCAATCAGGGCAATTATCGTAATTATCGGGGCAAGGGGTTTCCCAAATACGGACACAACTGCTTAGACTATCACACCAGGAATAACCACCATCAGAAACACAACCATTATCTAATTGAGAACCAGGTTGAGAAAATAATTGTTTAGAAATAAAAAAATACAATAGATTCATATATATATAATAGTATATATAATATAATTTTAAGTATTCAAATATAATATGTTTTTTAAATTTGAATTTTAACTAATTAGTTATTTAAAAAACAACTAATAATAGTAATATATATTTAATGAAAAAAAAAGATATAGTAGAACAATTATTAGATAATAAGGATATATATGATATTTTAAATAAACAATCACCTTCAAAACAAGGCTATATATTTGAATCATTGTTTATAATATTCGCAATTGATAAAAATATTACATCAGTTAAATACAAATATAGTGAAATATATGATTGTCAAACTTCTGATATTTTAAAATCAGAACCAATTAGTAATGTAAAAAAAATATTTGATTCTAATGTGTCAAATAAGGAAGGAGGAAAAGCAGATTTTATTACTAAATTTAACAAATGTTATACATTTACTAGTTCTAAATATGAATCTAAATTTATTCCTGGAAAAAGTGATATTGAAAAATTAAATAATGAACTTTATAATGATATAGGATTAAGTCAAAAACAATATAATTTGGCATTTGTGTGTAATAATAAATCAGATGTGATTAATCATAATCATCAACATCCAACTGTAAAAAAATATTTTGATAAAATTATTGAAAATAAATTACTATTTGATTTTAATGATATCAGAAATGGTTGTGAAGAATTTTATGAAAAAAATAAAGATAAATCGTATGATGAATATTGTGAATATATTAATACAGAATATTTAGGCAATAGTCGTGAATATTTGAGAGAAAGATTACATCAAAGAATGACATTATTAAAATTCATAAAAAATTTTGAAGAAGGAGAAAATAAACATTTAATTTCACACAAAACTAGAACTGGAAAAACGATTACTCAGTTACTCATTATTAAATGGTTGATTGATAATAATAAAAAAGTATTATTTATGACTTCAGTACCTTCTACTTTAGATAATTTTATAACAGACTTAGAAAAGTATATTAATTTTAAAAATATTAAGTATAACAAACTAGATAAAAAAAAAATAAATGAATTAAGTAATATCTCTTTATCTGGATGTTTAACATTATGTAGTATTCAATTTCTTAAAAATGATAAAAAAGATATAAAAAAAGAATTTCTAAAAAATCAAAAATATGATGCAATATTTATAGATGAATGCCACTACGGTTCATCTACTACTAAAACAGAAAAGGATATTATTAATATTGAAGATATTAGAAAAAGTTCTAAATTATCTGTGTTTTCATCAGGAACATCTATGAAAACACAAAAATTCTATAAAATTAAAAAATCATGTATATACAAATGGGAATTATATGACGAATCACAAATGAAACTACTACACGATTCCAAATATAATGATAAAGAAATAATAAAAAATATGAGTATTCGACATGGTTCAGAATTTAACCAACTTATTGAAGATAAAACAATTGATAAAGATTATACAAATATGCCAACACAGATGTTAATGAAAGCTACCATTCCACAAAAATTAGAACAAAAAATTAATGATAAATTAAATAAAAATAAAAATATTGGTTTTAGTCTAAAATCTTTATTTGGTTTAAAATCTGAAATGATTAAAAATGAAGATGGCACGTATTCTAAAAAATATTCACCTAAATTTGAATTAGAAGAAACAACAGACGGTGAATCTATATTAGAAGATTATTTAGAAAATATAATATCAGATGATAAAAATAACAAAAAAACTGTTATGAAAAGAATAGAGTCTGTTCAAAATAAACATAATTCTAGACAATCTAAAAAAGAAAATCCAAAACTGTTTATAATTTATTTACCAACACATACTGGTAATTCATCAATTAATTTATTACAACAAGCCATTATTAATTTTATAGAAAGAAAAGGATTATGGAAAAAGTATAATATAGTATCAGCTAATTCAAAAGAAAATATGGGAGATTATAAAAAGGAATATAATGATGAAATTAAAAGTGCTATGAAAGAAACAAAGAAAAATAAAAAAATAGGATGTATATTATTATTAGGTGATAAAGGAACAACCGGAATTACTTATGATGATTGTGATGTGAGTATTCATTTAGATGATGGTCATAACTTAGAATCACAAATTCAAAAGAGAGCAAGACCCGGAACACCAGCCAAAGACAAAAAAATATTTATAAATGTAGATATGAATATTCAAAGAACATTTTATACTTTAACTGATACTATTAAACAATATCAAGTCGGTAATAAAAAATCATGGACTTATAAAGAAATACTAATTTATTTATATGAAAATAACATATTTTTATGGGATGATGAAGATTTTAATAATGGTGAAATGACTCCTAAACAATTAGAATCTTATTTTAAAACATTATCAGAAAAAATTGTAGATGAGATAGACCCTATTAAAATAATGAATGAATTGTGTGATGATATAGATTGTACAGATAATCTTAAAACTTATATAGATGGTAATATAGATAATACTAATTATACATATCAAGTTAATAGTAATTTAGATGGAGAACAAAAAGATGTTCCAAAAGACACTCCTACAAGAACGGTAATTGATAAAATTATAAAAAAACAAAAAGACAAAATAGACAAAGATGATGAAGATGGAAAAAAAGAGATTGAAAAAAATGTAGAAAATACTATTAATAAAACAGCAGAATTAGTTAAAAGTAAACGAGGATTACCATTTTTATCACTTATATTGAGAGTTAAAAATTATAAAGGTATGAAAGATATATTAGAAAATGAAGATGAATTAATTAAGGAAGTATTAGAATCAAAAATTAGTGATATTAAAAAAACATATATATATGATATATATAAAATATTAATGAATAATATTATTGATGAACATCAAGAAATTGTAAACCAAATTATTGAAATATATAACAATACAGAACCTAAAAAATTAAGAACTATTATAGCAAATCATTTTATTTCTAGCAGAGAAGAAGAATTGGAAAATGCGGAAATACCAACTCCTCCAACTTTATGTGATGAAATGTTAATTCCAATTCCAGATGATTTTTGGAAATCTATTCATAGGGTAGGTGAATTATGTTGTGGAAAAGGAAATTTTGTATTAGCTATATTTGATAAATTCTATGAAGGATTAAAAGAAAAATATCCAGATAATTATCAAAGATGTAAAATAATTGCGACAAGATGTTTATATTTTACTGATATTAATCCGTTAGATGTATTTATTACTTCTAGTATTCTAAAATGTCATATTCAAAGTAAATGCGGAAATTGCGAATTAGATTATGAATTTAATAGTTACGTATGTGATACTTTAAAAACAGATATTAAAAATCATTTTGAAATAAATGGATTACACGCTATTATAGGTAATCCTCCATACAATTCTCCTGGAAAAACAGCAACAGGAAATACAATTTGGCAATTATTTACACATAAAGCAATTGACGAATGGTTAGTTGAAGATGGTTATTTAGTATATGTTCATCCACCTGGTTGGCGTAAACCAAATACATCTAGAGGAAAATTTAATGGAATGTATAAAAAAATGGCAATAGATAATCAAATGATTTATCTTGAAATGCATAATACAAAAGATGGTATGAAAGTATTTAAAAAAGGAACAAGATATGATTTCTATCTATTACAAAAGAGAAAAAGAACTGATAATACTCAAATTAAAGATGAGAATTATGTGAAATCTGTAATAGATTTATCACTTTTTGAGTGGTTACCAAACTCTAATGTAAATGATATTATGAAAATATTATCAAAAGATAAAAGTGATATATGTGAATTAATTTATAGTCCATCTTCTTATGAACATAGAAAAAAATGGATGTCTCATGTTAAAAATACAGAATTTAAATATCCTTGTATTCATTCAACACCACAAAAAGGTATTAGGTATATGTATAGTAATACAAATCAAAATGGACATTTTGGTGTGTCAAAAATTATATTTGGAGAAACTGGTATCTATAATGCTATTATAGATTTAAAAGGAAAATATGGACTAACTAATGGATGTATCGGTATTAAAATTAATAAGCAAAATGCTGAACAATATAAAAGATTTCTAGAAAGTAATAAAATGCATAATATAATTAGCAGTTGTTCTTATTCATCATTTCGTGTTGATTGGAATATTTTTAGATATTTCAAAAAAGATTTTTGGAAAGAATTCTTGAATGATGAAGATAATAATTCAAAAATAGTTAAAACAAGTTCAAAAAAGAAAACAGTAAAGAAACCAGATAAACCAAAAGAATCTAAATTTAGTATTGGAGATATAGTAAAATGGAAAGATTCAAAAGGTAATCAAGAAGGAACAATAACAAAAATCAATCCAAATACAATAAACATTACATCAATAAAAGGAGAAAATAAAAGAGTTAATCCTGATAAATTATCTATCAAATAATTACATAAAATAGAATGTATAAAAAAGATATCTTATTTATAAATTATTATTGAAGATTTTAGGTTCAGCGTATGTTTTGAAGTTATTATATTCAATATCTAAGTCTTTATTTAAACAATCTTTAAATTTATAATAATCAATAATACTTTGTGGATGTCTAAAAATACCAGTTATATTCTGTTTTTCTGTATTATAAAAGTTACAATAATGTATTTGTATGTCCCATTCTATATTACCTATCCAATTTTGTTGTTCATTAGTCATTGTATTAATTTGTATTAATGGTTCATCTTCTCTATCATAAAATTCACAATATTCACTCATACCTATTATTTTAGCTCCATATTTTTTGGATGTTAAAAACCATAATATATCTCCTTTTTTTATTTTTTTAACATTTGTTTTTTGCGATCCACAACGACCACGTACTACACCCCAAAATGGATATTTACTATTGCGAAAATTTATACCATCACCTACTCTAATAATCCAATGTTTTTTAGATAATATTGATAAATTATCCATAATACAAGATATCTTTTCTTATCATCTACTAGTATTTACTGTTTTTAATATTTTAAGTATAAAAAAACATTATAAAATTCAAATTAATATATAATATATATGTGTGTTTTTAATTTGATAAACTTAAAAAATATGGGTATTATATAATATAAATAGATGTCCGAATTTACTTGTAAAGAATGTGGTAAAAAATACAAAAGAGAAAGCAATTATAAAAAACACATTAAAGAAAAACACGGAATAGAAAATATTGTTGATAAAAATATATTATCAAATGAACCTAAAAATATTGAAGGTACAAAGAATATAAAAAAAGAAATACCGAGACCAATTTTAAAATGGGTTGGTGGGAAAGGTCAAATAATAGACAAACTTATAAAACAAATACCTAAAAAAATAAATAATTATTATGAATTATTTGTAGGTGGAGGTAGTTTCTTGATTATGATTTTATGGGCGAAGCAAAATGGATTTATTACAATTGAAGGGAATATAAATGCATATGATTTAAATACAGCATTAATTAAAACATATAATAATATAAAAAATAATAAAAAAGAACTACTTGATAGTATTATTAAAATAGAAACAGAATTTAATACGTGTGATATAGATGGTGATGTGAATAGAAAACCAATTAATAAAGAAGAAGCATTAACTTCAAAAGAATCTTATTACTATTGGATAAGAAAATTATACAATGAATTAGAAGATAAATCTACAATTGAATCATCATCGTATTTTATATTTTTAAACAAAACAGGATTTAGAGGAATGTACCGAGAGGGTCCAAATGGTTATAATATACCATATGGAAATTATAAAAATCCAAAAATTATAGATAAAGATGAATTATATTATATATCAGAATTGATTAAAGATGTTAATTTTTATAATAATGATTTTTCTGAATCATTTGAGAAAATACAAGATGAGAATAATTTTGTATATTTAGACCCCCCTTATGCTCCAGAAAATAATAAATCTTTTGTAGGATATACAAAAGATGGGTTTGATATAAAACAACATGAGTTATTATTCAATTTAACAAAAGAAATATCAGAAAAAAATATGATAATGATGAGTAATGCTAATGTGAATTTAATTAGAGATAATTTATCACCCGAACATTATAAATATGAAGTAGTATCGTGTAGGAGAGCTATTAATTCTAAAAACCCAGGAGCTAAAACAGATGAAGTTATAATTACGAATTACTAATTAATTGACATAAAATTTTTTAACTAATTCATTATTTTCAATATAATCACTTAGAGGAATGTATTCAATATTCCATGATTTAAATAATTCCAATACATCTTTTGTTTTAGAATCAACATTGTTTCCAAAGTATGGTGTTTTACCGTGAGTTAGTTCCCATTCTTGACGACCAATGCATATTATTCTAAGAGGTTTATTATATAACTCTGGTATATTTCTATATTTTATAGCAGTTCCTAGTACTTTTTCATGTGCTGTACCATCACACCACCAAGACCAAGTTTTTACTTCATAAATATAATCATCTGTTTCCCAATCAGGTTGAAATCCACCAATTATATTTGGTTTTTTAGGATTCTCATTATTTTCTGATAGTAAATTATACATTATAACATCCTCTCCTAATTTAGTCGTCCATTGTTTACAATTATATTCACATATCATTTCATTTCCAAAATCCTTTTCTTCTTCCTTTTTTTGTTGTTTATTAGAATTATCATCTATAGATGGTTTGTTTAAAGCCCATTTAATTGATTTTTTAATATTTTTTATTGAGACTACCATTAATAAACATTTCGCAAATTTTTTAAAATCTTCAAGTGTTTCCATAATAGACTAAACAAGATATCTTTTATATAAAAAAAAATATTATAAAATTCAAATTAAAATATATGTGTATTATATCTTCTTCATTATTTTATCGTATCCTATCTTTTTAGTATAGTATTCAAACAGAATATGATATATAGCAGATTCAGGATTTTTTATTTTATTCCAGTGAGTTTGAGATATATTTTGTATCCTATCATATAGGTTTTTACGTCCTACACTCTCAAGACCGTATCTCTGATAATTATCTAAGGGGTATAATTTGTTATATTCATTAGACCTCCATTTATTATTTGTTTTATGTTCTAGCATTTTACGCCCAACATTCTTACAATATTTATCTAATGCTTTTTTATTATATATATTTTCTGAATT